AGGATATAGTACAACTAACTCTGATAACAACTATAGTCTTATAATGGTTAATGCACAAACAACATCTAGTACACGTTCAGATACACACACAACCTCATTTAGTGGTTGGGATGGTGCTATTCAAAAAGTTACAGTTCACGGAGATTTAGCATAATGGCAAGCGAATTAAGAGTAGATACACTAAAAGATGCCAGTGGTAATAACTCCGTTGGCTTGTCGTATGTAGCAAATGGTAGTGCTAAGGCTTGGGTTGATAAAGCGGCAGATGGCGCATCAATGAATGACAGCTTTAATATAGCTTCTTTAGATGATGATGGCACAGGAGATTTTGGGTTAAATTACACCAACAATTTTTCTACTGCAAACTATGCTGTTTTAGGTATGGCAGATGATGGTACTACGTCTACTAGTGCTATGGGTATTGATACTACTAATGGCACAAATGCCGCTGGTTCAGTAGATTTGGAAGTTTATTTTTCAAGCGGTTCATCTAATAGAACCAATTTTGACCTCAGAGCATATGTAGCAATTCACGGAGACTTAGCATGAGTAGAGCATCAGATTTAGCAAATCTCATAGCAAGTGGTAACACAACAATTTTTGGTGAGGCTGGTGTTACATCTAGTGGTTCAACGGGTAAGACTACAAATTTACAACAAGGTTTGTGCAAATCTTGGGTGCATTTTGATGGTAGTGATGCCACTACTGTTGTAGACGATTTAAATGTAGCTACAATTACAGATAATGGTACAGGTAATTTTACAATTACTTTTACTAATGCGTTTGCAAATGCTAATTATGCAGTGCTTTTAGAATAGGTGTAGTTCAGGATACTGGTGCAGAAGAAGATAGTACACATATTACCCAATTATTTATGGGGGATTTAGCATAATGGAACTAGACGCAATGCTTTTCTGGAACATTATCCTTACAATGGTAATTGCACCAGCATTCTGGGCATTCCGTCAGATGTTTACAGAAGTAAAAAGATTACAAATATTGCTAAACAAAACCCGTGAAGACTACGCTACCAAAGTAGAGTTACGTGATGACATGGTTAGAGTTATGGAAGCATTGCACAGATTAGAAGATAAATTAGATAGGGCATTAGATAGGAAATAAGCATGGCTATGTTCAAAGCATTCAAGCCTAGTGGCATGGAAAAGATAGCACGTTCTATGGGCTATCAGGGTAACATGCAAGGCTTTCAAAATTATATGGCACAAGACCCAATGCGTCAACAACGTATGCAACAGTTTACTAATCAAGCTATACAGATGGCACGTGGTGGTGTAGTGAAGATGCAAGAGGGTGGTACTACTGAACCAGCACCTGTAGAAGAAGTAACACCACCAGTAGAAGAAGAAACAACACCAAAGTCACCAAGCATAGGTGATATCACTGTAGATAGAATGTCAACAGGTGCATTACCTACAGGTGGTGTAACACAAGTAGCTACAATACCTGTGTCTCAAGACCAAATGGTACAAAAGGGAACTGGCATGTTAGACCCACGTGCTAGTATATCTACTGCCGTAGCTGATACAGCACAAGCAGATGCTGTTCAAGAAAAACAAGCAAACAAAATGGAAGCATCTCAAGTTGCACCTGCTATAGATACAGCTTTAGATAGTGTAGAGGCGGCACAAACTGACCCTAATGACCCACGCTCTAAAGTTATAGCCGCCCAGCAAACTAAGTCATCTGTTGGAGATTTAGAAGCCGCACAAGGTGAGGCCATACTTATGGAAAATCCTGTACAGCGTGAGATACAGGATGGTGAACTCATTAGTGGTGTAGCTAACGCAGAAAAAGCCGCTAAGTTTACGGAAGAGATACAAGCAGCACAAGCAACCCCAACACAACAAGCTACTGTTCAAGGTCAACTAGAAGGACTAATGCAACAGTTTGAAGGTGGTCAGACACCTGCTTGGGCTGCTGGTGCAATGAGAAATGCACAAGGCATATTAGCAAAACGTGGTCTTGGTGCTTCATCTATTGCAGGACAAGCTGTAATACAGGCAGCAATGGAATCAGCACTACCTATAGCACAAGCTGATGCATCTGTAACAGCACAGTTTGAATCACAGAACTTATCCAATAGACAGCAACGTAATATGTTGGCTGCACAACAACGTGCAGAGTTTATGGGCATGGAGTTTGACCAAGCATTCCAAGCTAGAGTACAAAATGCAGGACGTATAGCTGACGTAGCTAATATGAACTTTACTGCTGAACAACAGGTAGCACTAGAGAATAGCCGTATTGCTAATACAATGAACTTGCAGAATTTGTCTAACTCACAGGCAATGGTTATGGCAGAAGCAAGTGCATTGTCTAATTTAGATATGGCTAACCTGAACAACAGACAACAGGCATCTGTACAGAATGCACAGAACTTTATGCAGATGGATTTAACTAATCTGTCTAATAGACAGCAAACAGAAATGTTTACAGCGCAACAACGTATACAGTCTTTGTTTACAGACCAAGCTGCAGAAAATGCATCAAGACAATTTAATGCTTCTAGCCAAAATCAAACTGACCAGTTCTTTTCAAACTTAGCTTCTCAAGTATCTCAATTTAATTCTGCACAATCAAATGCTCAAAATCAATTTAATGCAGGGCAAATAAATACTATAGAAAGATTTAATCAAGAAATAAATAATCAACGTGACCAATTTAATGCACAGAACCAATTAGTTATAGAACAAGCAAATGCACAGTGGCGAAGACAAATTGCAACAGCAGATACAGCGTCAACTAATCGTGCTAATGAAGTAAATGCCGCGGCAGTATTAGATATATCAAACACAGCTTATTCTAACTTGTGGAATTATTATGCAGATACAATGGAGTGGGCTTGGACTTCAGCAGAAAATAATGCTGAAAGAATAGCGCAAATGGCAATGGCAGAATTAGATGCTAAAGTACGTAAGGATTTAGGAAAGTTAGAAATTGATGCTAACGAAGATGGAGCAATAGGTGGTTTTATTACTGATGTTTTAACAAGTCCTTTAGCTGGTACATTTTTAGGGGGAATATTATAATGAGTATAGAAAGACAACCAGCTAGATTAGCAACTATAAACTTACGTATGGCTTTAGATTCTATGGATAATACATCTGATACTACCAATGAAAAACCACTAGGTCTTTTATCCTCTCGTAAAAAACAAAATCCTATTACACAAGACGAAACTAGTGAGGCATCTCGTGTATTAAATTATATGAAACAAATTAGGGAAGCAATGTCAGATGGCGTTTAGAAAAAATCAAGGTTTTGATGCTCCGATTCCCGGACAATCACTAACACACGAATTAGGTAATAGACCTTGGCAAACTCCAGCCCAATATACAACTATTGAAGAAGCACTAGAATTTTATATTCCACGTCTTTCTAATCCTAGTTTTTTAGGACGTATGTTAGACATAGTTGAAAGAGGTATTCCCTTAACTGCTTTAGCAGAAACTATAACACTAGGCGGTGTAATGCAAGGTTTACATTCTGTTGATGTTGCAGTACTAATAAATCCTATAATAGTTGAATTTATGGAAGGTGCTTCAAAAAAAGCAGGAATAAAGTATACAGTTGGAGATACTGATGAGGGAGAAAATACTCCTGATGGATTAACTTTATCTAAAGCTATGGCAAATTTAGATGAAGAAGAACCTGAAGAAGAAACATCTGATGAAGAAGAAACATCTGATGAACCTAAAGGGTTAATGGCACGTAGAGGAGTTGCTAGTGTTTAGATTAAAAAGTGTTATTGCAGGTGCGGCTAAACGTGGTTCTGAAAGATTAAAAACTCTTGAAGAAGATACAAAGAAAATAATTACAACAGAAGCTGCACGTGTTGGTAAAGACATGGAAGATGTTAGAAAGCAACGTGTTAAAGATGTTACTTCCTATAATCAAGCAGGTAGAAAACTCAGAGGTTATGGATTAAATAATGCTCAAGTAGAAGCTGTACTTGCTGGTGGCATAGATGGCTTTGAAGAGTTAAAGTCTTCGCTAACAAATGCAGAACTACGTGCAACAATGAACGGTGTAGAATTTAATAGGGATGAAGCATTAGCGAATTTATTACCAGAGATAACTGCTGGTGTTGAGGGTAGGTCTTTACAAGAACAGGCTCAAGCGTTTGCCGCGGCACAATCACCATTTGAAAGTTCTTTTGATGAAGGTGTGGCTAGAATTGGTAATGCTGTAGCAGGATTTACTCGTGGCGATAAAGCACCTACAGACTATATTAGAACACAACTAGATGCACAAGCACGTGCTTTTGGTGGAGCAAGACCTGCTGACTTTACAGGACAAACAATAGGTGAAGGTACAGGTTTTCAATTCCGTCCTGACCTTACATCTACAGAGGCTTTACAAGCAACCATGCAAGCTGAAGCTACACGTGCTGGAACACAAGCTCAAACCGAAGGTACACTAGTTTCTACTGCAAGAGATGTAGCCATGTTACCTCTTGATGTAGAAAAAAGAAATCAAGAAATTCAATCTTTAGCATCTGAAAGAGATTTAACAGATGCTCAAACAGGAAGAATGTTAACTTTATTGCCTACTGAGGTAGAACTAAGTAAAGCTAAAGTAAATCAAATAACAGCAGATATTGAAAAGACAAATGCTGTGATAGAACAGATGGGTATTGAAAACGAACAGATAAAAGAGAATACAGCATTAATTCAAGAGAAGGTAGTGAAACTAGGTATTGAATCAGACATACTTGGAAAGTATGGTGAACAAGAAATGAGAGCGCAAATTAATCAGATTAATTCTAGTGTAGCTGTAAATAGAAAAAATGCAGAAATGATTGGTAAAAAAATACTAAACGTAGAAGCAAAAGACCGAGCAGAAATAGAGAGAATAACTACCGCTACAGCAACTGAAAAACTAACACAAGAAAAACTACAGGAAGATATTAACCTTCTTGAACAATTTGGTGTTAAAGAAAAACAAGCTGGTCTTGATTTAATATTATCTAAAATAGCTGTGAATGAAAGCGCAAGTAGACCTGCTGATTTAGAAGCATTTCAAGTATTCTTACTTGATGAAAATAAAAAGTTAGAAGATACGCTTCTTCAAGAAGGTATGTCTGGTTCACCTATGGAAGCTGAAATACAAAATCAAATTACTGCAAACAATGACCGCATTGCCTATGCACAGATAGCATTAGCAGAAGACGGTCAGGGTTATAAGGAGTTACTTTCTAAAGGACAAGCACCTAATGTATTTAATACTATGCTTAAAACAAATCTACAAGGTTTTGATGTACAACAAGAGTTTACATCACTTGATGGTATTATAGCAAATATTGGAGAAGGAAAAAGACCTCAATATTTTGCTGGTTTAATTCAAACTGCACGAGAGTTTCAAGGTGTTTATGGTATGGATGTACAAGGAGAAGTATTTGCATACAGAAAAATGGATTCTATAAATAATACATTAGCAGATTATTATAATAGACTTGGAGTAGACGATAAAAGAGATGCAGATAAAAAAATTAAGAATCCAAATACCCAAGATGGTGCGTTTACTCTTGAACAATTAAGACTTCTGCCTGATAGCGATATTGAAGAGGGTTCTGTAGTAAAAGTTAAAAATCAAAATGCTACAGGTGAGATAGAACATTTTATTTTTACAGGCGGTCAGTTCGTAGGAGTTTATTCAGATGGCTAAGATAGCTTCTTTTTCAAGAGGTAGTAGCACTAGGGAAGAACCACCACAGCCTACCCAAACAGAACAGGCTTTTGGTTTACTTGGTGAAGATAACGCTATATCTTATGAAGATTATCTTGGTAAACAAGATAAAGATTTAGAAAAGCAAACAGAAAATATATTAGAGGAGTACCTATCTAAGTTAGAACCTGATGATGCAGAATATCAGAGAGAGCAGTTAACTCAGCTTCCCTCTAATAGCATGTTAGATATTATCTATGATGAAGACAGAGATTCAGTAATAAAATATACTGACCCTGAATCTCAACCAGCAAAAGAACGAGAGTTTGTACTAAAGAATGTACCTAGAGCCATTGCCCCTTACGTCCGTGTTGTCGCAAAGGGTGGTGGCTTTGTTGTTGTTAAACCCCTAGAAGAAGTAGATGATGTTGTAGCAAATAGTATAGCTGAAGCAGTAGAAAAACAAAGGGTAGAAAATATATCGCAGGGTGCAGAATTAAAACCTCGTGAATTAAACATGCAAGAAAAACATGTAGCTGGTCTTGCAGGAATAATGAAGAAGGTAGGTATAGCTAAAGATGATTTTCAGGCTAGAAATTTAGCCTCACAAGTTATAGGCGACCCTACTGGTGGACAAGTAACAAAAGGTTTATTTGGAACTGGCTTTGCACCAACAGATTTTGTAGCTTTGGGTGCGGCTTATGCATTTGACCAATCATATGATGAGATACAAGCATTAAATAAACGGGAAGATGCTAGTGGATATGATTACATTGCACCTATAGCTATAGCTGGTCTTTCTGCATTAGAAGCTATACCTCTAACTAAAGGTTTAGCTAAAGCAGGTGTTCGTGCTATCAAAGGGCAACGTATAAGACAACGAGATTTATATGAACTAGATGAGAAATTAAAAAATTTAGATACTACTGATGAAATTAGAGTGGCAGTAGATGCAGAAACAGTATCTGGTGAGGGTAAAAAACGTGCAGATAAAGCTCGTGCAAAGTATGACTTAGGAAAAGCACGTGAAGCCACTGATGAAGTTGAACAAGCTAAGAAAGAACTTGCTCGTAAAGAAGCGGCAGATGATGAAGGAATGGGTATAGCTGAAGAGTTAGTTCTTGAATATGAAAGTGAGTTACAAAAACTAAATATTATTGGAGAAGATGAAAAAATTACTCGTAAGGTATTTGGCAGAACAGTTGTTGATTATACAAAAGTTAAAAATGTAGGTAAGAGTAGATTAGATGACCTTGCACTACCTGACGATACAGTATCTGAACTTGGTTTTGGTGCTGATGGTTATCGAATGGCTATTTTAAATCCAGATATATTAGATAAACTCGTATCTGTTGTTAAGGAAATAAAGAAAACTAAACCAGATTTCATAAAGTCTGGAAGTAAAAAAGGAGTTATGAGACAGTTATTTGAAGCAAGTATAGATAAAGATAAAAAACTTCTTCAAGACCCTGATTTTCTAGCTGCTTTAGATAAATATGGTTTAGGGCTTGAGGATTTTATTCTTCAAGCTAACGCTAGTGCATCCTATGCAGGTAAAGTTTTAAATCGTTTTTCACAAATGGGAAAAGCAGCTCGTAAAACTGATGCTCAAAAAGCTGAAGAAGAAGCTATGGCGATTATGAATAAGGCTGGTTCATTTGGTAAGGGTGTAAGAAGAGTTGTTAATATAGCACGTGGTGCATTAGTTGGTACTGTAGCTACAGCTATGCGTAACCTAGAGGGTTTTTTAGTACGTGCGCCACTTGACGGACTTACTGATGTATTTACTAATGCAATTGTTTTAGCCGCCACCAAAGGAAAGAAACCAATTCCACCAAATACATTTAAAGATTCTTATGCTAGTGGAATGAGAACATTTGGAGAGATGTTCAGAGATAGGGCAGGAATAAAAGAATATTCAGATTTTATACTTAAACGTGATGAGTTTAATAAAGAATATGGATTAATGTATGAACAAATTAATGAAATAAGAATGGGTTTAGGTAGGGGAGAAGCTACAACAAAACTTGGTCAAGGTGCAGATTTTATTCTTAGTAAAATGGAAGACTATGTTCATTATGCAAATACCCCTAACCGTATGCAGGAATTTTTTACAAGACGTACCGCCTTTTTAAGTGGGTTAGAAACCCTTGTTAAGCGTGAATATGGTATTGATTTAATGGGTGCTATAAATGCAGGTAAAATAAATGATTTAATAAGAAGTAATCCTGCTATCATAGGAGAAGGTAAAAGAAATTTTAACGAGCTAGTTGCTGATGCTACACAAGGAGCGTTAGATAAAACCTATGGTAGTGGTCCTAGAAACGATTTTCTTAAATCTCTTTTAACTGTTTTTAATAAAACTCCGGGTGGTTTAGGGGGTTTTGTTATACCTTTCCCTAGATTTATGTTAAAAGCAGGGGAGTATATGTATGAAACTACATTAGGTTTACCAACTGCCGTAACCAGAAGAATATTTGGTATGGGTGAAGCAGGTGGTAAATTTGTAACTGCTCAAGGTAAAGCTACTTATAATGCTGAGATGGCGGCAAGAGGTATGGCAGGGTGGACAGGTATTGGTGGCATGTATATGGCAGCTAATGCTGGTTTAATTACAAAAGACAATAAAATAAAATTACCTAATGGTAAAAAATTAGATGTAACTTATCAGTTTCCACTAGCACAATTTGTGTATTTAGGTAATTTTCTTGAAACAGCATTTAATCCTAATAAAGATTTAGCAGAGTTTTGGGACGCTAGAGAATTTAGAGATTTATTTGCAGGAGTAAACTTTCGTACTCAAACAGGTTTAGGACAGCTTATGGACGATGTGTTCTTAATGTTGAACAAGGAAGCTAAAGCAGGTACAGAAGAAAAATTAGCGGAAACAGGTGGTTCATTCATAGCTGATAGATTATTGTGGATTGCACAGCCCTACCAACAAGTAATTGACCTTGAGAGAGGGTTAGGTTTAAGAGATACTGTAGTAAGAGACTATAGTACAGACCCTGATATGACTTTTGGAGGTTCGTTTAAAAAAGGTTTTCAAGAACGACTTCAAACTCGTGGATACACTACACAAGAGGGTGGTCTTACTGCTTATATTGGAGAACAGATAGGTCAAGGTATGACTGAAGAGGATAGAGTTGCTCCTATAAAACAACAGCCTACAAAACCGGGTGGTAGAGATAGAGGACAGTTAGGTTCTTTATTTAAGTTTTCATTAGGTTTAAATATCATGGATAAGTATACCGAAGAGCAAGACTTTTTAAAAAAATATGGATTTAATGATTGGGATTTTGCAAGTAGAACAGGTGTAGGAACAGTAGACAACGCTATTAATGAAACAATTAGTGGTGTTCTGCCTAGTATAGTGGGTAGTTTAATAAGAGATGAAGAGAGACTTATAGAGCGTGGCGAAACTCGTAGTGTAATCAAAAAGAAAATGAAATCAAATATAAAACGATTAACATCTGATATAAAGAGTAAAATTCTAAGAGATGGGCTTAAAGTAGGAGGAGCAGAAGACCCAGCATATGTAAAAGCACTTTTTAAATTAAGAAATATTAATGCAGAGACACAAGCCTACATAAGAGAATTGTATTTTGAATCTACAGGAAAATATCCTGACTTGACTAAAACAGAAGATATAGAGGCTATGGTTAAAATAGCTGAAAAAGGTAGGATGGACAAACCACTAATAAAATAAAAGGGGCAATTAAGCCCCTTCTTTTTTTCTCCAGTTCTTGTTGGCAATCACACACAGTATTGATTGCACCCATTGTAACTATATAAGATAGCCAGAATATTATTAAGCCTGTTAGTAGATACATAAACCATCTACCTATTATCCCCATCACCGTGAATAGCATTGCGTTGTTTCCTGTCCTCTAGTTTATCAAGGTTCTGTGTAGCAATAACAGATAGAGGTACGTCTAAGTCCTGTGCAAGTGTAGCACAGTACCATAATACATCCCCTATCTCAAAGGCTATGTCTATCTTCTTCTGCTCAAAGTCCTCTTGATTGTACCCATCGCGTAGAAACTTCTTAACCTTGTTAGCAATCTCTCCTGCTTCACCTGCTAGTCCTAGTGCAGGGTAAGTTATCCTATATGATTCAGGATATATAGCATATTCCTTTGCTTTCTTTTGATAATCGTTTAATTGCATGTTAGGATATTTCTCCTCTCGCCATTTTACATCAGAAGAAAACAACTTCTGTAGATTTAAAAGATACATACGTGCCGCATTGTTATCACCACCAGATACAGACCTCTTGTAATCTAGGTTCTTAATAATTCTTTTTAAACTTTTCGTGTCAAATACCAGTGTAGCAAAGGTATCTTCCCCGATACACAGATTATGAAACCAGAAGTCTGATTCTGTAGCGTTGATTCCACTAGGCTTACCATAGCATTCGTATTCTATTGCTATGTTACCTGTCTTCTGCCATACATCTCTTTCACTCTTAACCTCTATCTTTCCTTGCTGTAACATATCAGCAATCTGTTGTTCTCTAACTTCTCCATACGCTAAATCAATATCAAATTTCTTTCGGTCTTTAGCTTGTGGTTTCATCTGATTCATTACTAGTCTCCTTTTTTAACGATTTAATTAATGTGTTTGAAAAAGCACGTTCTGCCGCAATCAGTTGGTCTAAATTAAACCTAGCATCTGCTATTCTTTTTCTTAGTGTTCTTACTTGAAGATGCCAGTATGCTTCTTTCTCATCTAAGTCAGAGACATCATAATCTTGACCCTCATACGATAGTGTTTGTTTATCTGTCATTTTAAAACCATCCTAACTTTGTGCCATTGTGTATAATGATAAAAAAACAAGCAACCAGATGAGTGAGTACCCAAAAGGTACGTAGCATAGCGGCAATATCGCTTTCACTTTCATCATCTGATATCTTGCTTCCAATTGTTTTTGCCCATACTCTCCATACTTTACTTCTCATAGTTCTTTCTTTGTATCTCCGTATAAGCTAGTCGTGCTATGTCGTGTCGTGGTACACCTATATCATCTAGTGTGCTATCGGGTAGTTCGTGTAACTGCCGTATAACCCTTCTAGTTGTACGCCAATCTATAACATATCTCATAAATCTTGTCAAGTAATTTTCTAGTGCTAATTTTTTCATTGTATCTCCTGTTGTGTTTATATATTCTCTTTTGTTTCCTAAATACCCGGGAACGTACTTCATGCTGCAGTCAAGTCCACTACTTCACAGACCCCTGCTGAACATGCTAACTCACGTCCACCCGATGTGTTATCTTCTTTCTCAAACTCAGGCAACAAAGACCAATCAACTGTGTCTGGCATACGTGCAAACAACTCTGTGTACTTATCTTTATTGATATCCTGATATGGTGCTTGCTGATATGTATGCTCACTAAATGGTAAGAAGCTAATGCCTGATACCTCATCAAAGTTTTCATACACCCATGAGCCTACTTCCATCCACTCTTGCTCCTTAACAGAGATGGTAACGGATGGCTTATGCTCACACCAGTGACGCTGATACAGTAGCCACAAGTCAAGCTGTTCAATTGCTGTCATACCAGTACGTGTTACTGCACCAGATGGTGACTGCATTGGAAAGCTAAACACTGTAGTGCTGTCAGGCTTCATTACGTCAGGCTCTGATGGTATACCTTGTGCTACTAAGAACTGTGTTAGTGGGTCTTTGTTATCACCACGTACAGTACGTATGTAGTATGGGTTATGCCTTGCATGAATACCTGATGCACTGTCAACTAATTGACTGACTGTACCACTAGGTTTTACACATGTGATAGCGGCAGACTGTTCAATGCCTAGCTGTTCAGAAAAGATAGCATTTGTTTCTACAGCTACTGACTTTAACTCCTCAAGTAATGCACTGATGTTCATACCATATGTTGCACTCTGCCCTGCTAGTATTTGATTATCCATAATACCAGTAAGTGACACACCAAGTAATCTTTCTTCCTGCGTATTTCTTTTCCATATATCTCTTAGGTATTTAAAATCTGTCATAGTAGACTGAAATGTACCTAATATAGTCGCAATACGTACCTTCTTACGTAGTGATTCCATATTGTCTGATGCACGTGCCACTACCTCTGACAAATTACAAAACTGGTATGGACGTAGTATAATCTCACTGCAAGGGTTGCAGCCGAAAGCATAGTCAGTATGCCGTCTGCCATTCTTAGATGCTTGCTTGATAGCTGATGCACGATTGAATATGCCACGCTCACCTGACTTACTCTCGTACAATGACACCCACTCACGCATGAATGTACCCATCTGTGGCTTCTCTTTGTAGGCTACAGAGTTATTAGCTAACGCACGTTGACCTTCATTCTCCCACCACTGACCTGACTTAGCATGTGCCATCTGGTCATCATTAAGATTAGACAATGAAATCAATGCACTACGTCTAACCCCACCTACGACTACAACCTCACCAATTTTACACATGATGTCGTGACACTCAATAGGATACAGCCTACGACCTGATGCACTCTTGAACTTCTCAATGCAAAAGTTAAACAACTCTATCAAAGGTTGTGGTCCTGATGCCCTACCACCAAATGTCTTTAGCCTTGCACCTGCTGGACGTACCTTGGACACATCCCACTTTGGTATCTGACCTGCATATAACATAGCAATCAACTCACGTAGTGCTTTAGACCATCCCGGTCTGCTGTCACCAACCTTGATTACTGTGTCGCTGTACTCAAAGTGTTCATTAACTATAGGCAACTTGTCTACTGCGTTACGCTCCACGGAGAAGCCTACACCAGTACCACACATTAAGATGTACATTGTTTCATCAAATGCTCTAGGGCTATCTACAGGCACATAAGAACAGTTGTAACCGCCTACGTGGCATCTATCTAATGCAGGTCCTGATGTCATCAATGCTCTCATGCTTGGCATTACTCGTTGTTCAAGCACTGCTTCCTCTAATTCTTTACGCAATGAATCTGGTAATACATACTTACATGTTTTGTTTAAGTGATTGCTCATGTAATCAAAGTATCTTGATACTGTTTCGCTCCACGTTTCTCTGCGTTGTTCATCTTCTTTCCATCTAGCGTACCTAGAAAGTGCGATAAAATTTTGATAGTCTGTTGGTAAATGATTGCTTATCATGTTCTACTCCTGTAATGTTTTAATGTTTCTAATTTTTGCACCATCTATGTCATAAAAATATTCTCTAATACCATCTTCAATTTCCTCTGCTACATTTTCATCAGCAGGAACAGGATAATCTTCGGGGTCTATATCAATAGTAATATATACTTTAACTCTCATTTGGCTCTCGCCCCTCAAGCTGATTAATACGCATGTCTATATAGCGTTTTGCTTTATTTAAATCTTCTATCTCACTTGTGTTTGATTTGTAACCTGCTCTCATTATATATTTAATAACATTGCCCATCCAAAAAGGTAGTTCATTATTCATTATAAATGATACAGGCTCAATAGCGTAACGTTCATAGTGTTTAGGATTATTAATAACAGCAACATCAGATTGTTTCATAGCTTGGTTCATATACTCCTCATGCCTTAACTGGTCATTCATTATGCATTTCCTTCTGTTTTTCCACCGAAAGATAGTGTAACAACATTATCTGTCCTGTCAAGAACTTTTCCTCTATCGGATTCACTTTCAAGGTCAAGGTTAATAATTAAGTCTTGTTTACTATCAACTTCTTTATATACATAGTCACTTACTATGTCTCGTAAATCAGATGATTGTTCCATTATAGGAACAGTAGCAGCTATCATCTTTGTAAAATGCAACAAGCTGTAATAGTCATCATCATCTAAAGGGTTTGTTCTACCTGCTAACACGGACAGGTTAATATCGCCTGTCCATTCTGTATCATTTTTTAAGGTAGGTCTAATGCATATAATTATATCTTCTGGTTTCAATTGTTCAATTAATTTTTTATCAATCATTTATAACTCCTTTTAATTTTTGAACCAGAAAATTTTACAAACTTAGGATGTTTGTTAGACCCTTTTTCTTTTAGCCAATCTTCTGGTATAATCCTATCATAGTATCTAAAATTATATTTAATACACCACTCTGCATAACTAGACTTTGCACCCTTTCTTAGCTTTCGCCTACTGTTTTCAAATACAAATCTTATATCTAACTTAGGGTGTTGTTTCTGTATTGCAAGATGCTTACGTCTATCTGATGCAGTAAACATACCTTTAGTTTCTATAATGATTCCGTTGTTTAACACAAAGTCTGGTGTATAGGTGCGATATGCTAGGTCTTCCCACTCAATCTTCATACACTCGTATTGAAACTTTACTTTGTGTAGTTTAAGATATTCGGATAACTTAACTTCTAATCCAGACCTATACCCATACTTACGTGCCGCTTTAAACTGTTTAAAGTTAACTGACATTTAGTTCAACGTAGTTAGTTACTTTAGGATTCTTAGCTTGAGACTTTATTGCAGGTAATTCTTTCAACGTAGGCCAACAGTCGTAGCGATAAGAACAGAATCCGCAATGTATATTTAATATTCTGTTACCTGTAGGTTTACCCCTAAACATCTCTGCTTCAGAATCATAACATCGTTTAAACACATTTTCTTCGACTGTATTACAAGTCTCTTCTATCTTATCTACTTCTGCATCTACGTCTATACCATCGGCAGGTACATATTTAAAATCTCCTGTTGCTTTATTTACAACCCACCAACCACCTGCTTTTTTACCTGATGCCTTTGCATACCCTGCTAGTTGTGCTACATACCCAAAAGCATCACCCTCTCTAAGAGTATCGTATGATTCAAACTTGTTTGTATAAGACCAATTAGATGCTGACTTGATATCATCAACAGCGTCATTAATAACAATATCATATGTTCCATCGATGGATGTGTTATCCAACTTGAGTGTAACTTTATTATTGTCTTCATACTTTACTCCTGCTTCTTTAAGTAATCCTTTGAAGACAGCTTCAACGATGTCTCCAATCATCATGTTCATCATAAAAGATGTGGGCAAAGGCACAGCTATTTCAGGTTTGTTTTTATCATACCATAGCTGACAAGTAGCCCTGCCCACATTAGACATGCGTAGTCTAAAGTCTCCTCTTTTCTTACCCCCACCAAACTGACGATACAGGGCTTCTTTAATATCATCAGCAACTTGTGATATAGTTTCTTCAGACATAGTAGATGTGCCATTAACGGCATTAGTCATGTATTGATGTACCGCCAATTCAGCAGGATGTTTCATTATGCTACCTCTTCTATTTCAATATCAACTATATCATCTAAGTTACCAACATCATCTAACTCAGCGTCTTGTTTACTAATAGCCTTGTCAGCGTATGCATTAATAATATATGTATTGTAGTTTTCAACCCAAGTCATAAAATCTAAGAACATATCTTGGTCTGCTTGTGTAATCTCTGTTGTAGTAGTTACGTCAAGAGATGTGATAGGTAAGTAGAAACTATTACCATTGGGTAACTTTTGTTCTTCAGTATTCAACGTGACTTTGTGTTGAACAGGAAGACGTTTCATCTTAGACAGTTTTGTAAAGATAGCACCGATAGTTTTAAACGCATCACGGTTTTCTACTTCCCATATGAATGGGGTATTAGCTATCTCTACAGGATTACCACTAGCGTCAGTGGCATTAATCAAATCAACTACACCAAGCACTACACGTACACGCTTTATTGATTTAATTAATTCTTTAGTTGCATCTGGAAGAGACTTGTAGTCTTCAATCCAACCTGCTGGTTTACCACAGTTAAAGCCACCATCATTATCCTTTAAGTCTATGTTTAAATTATCTGCCATAACAGTTTTAACATAACGATTAGGATTACCATTCGTACCCATCACAAACTTCTTATACATAAAGCGTTGTAAGAATGGGCGAATGACGGCTGACTGTGCATAGTAGGTAGGTCCGTCAGGTATCTCTAGCTTATACGTACCGCCCTCTACTACTTCTACATTCTTTACCTTGCCGTTAACTTCTGCCTCACCCATAATAGCAGAGTGAGATATGCGTAAACGTGCTAAAGTACTAGCTTGTTTCTTATTACTACTAGCACTTTCTACTGCCATGCCCATTGCTTTAGCCATAGCATTATAGTTATTTGTATCTATTGTTGTTAGTTCCATTAAGGTTACTCCTTCTTCTTTTTTAAAATGTTTGGTAGTTATATCAGATTGCATCCTTAGTGTCAAGCCAATTATAACCTATTTTTGATTCAAGTAGTAGGGGTACATTAAAGTCTATGCCCCATCTCATATTAATCAAATCTGTTAGGTCATCATTAGTTTGTTTGATGATATCAAGCACTTGTCTTTCTTCATCAGGATGAACGTCAATAACAATACTATCATGTACCGAATTTACTACACATGACTGCATACTGTCAAGTAATTTATCTATGTGTAGTAAACATATTGGTACAATATCTGCTGTAGCGAAGGACTGCACAGGGTAGTTCTTTATCTGTGTAAAGAAAGTAACTGTACCATTCCTACGTCTTGTTACATCAGGAAAAGAAAACTCACGTCCTGATGGTGTCTTAATTATGTTTGTATTTACAGCCTCTTTAGCCAATCGGGTATGCCATAACCCGACCCCTTTGTACTTTTCCGTAAAGTGTTGGTAGTATTCTGCTTCCGCTGATGTTCTCCCATATCCCGTTGCCCCATAAAGCGGAGCAAACGTATGCGCTTTTGCGTCTTGTCTACTAGTGTTCTGCCCAGCATCCGAAATAACTTTCGCGGTATAGCTGTGAACATCAAAGCCTGTTTTAACTTCTTCAATTGCAACTCCATCCTGTGATAAAAATGCGGCAGTACGAAACTCTAGCTGTGCCATATCAGCTTCAAGTATCTTACCACCATCCCAACGAGACACAAATACCCTCTTAACAGGGAACGTACCACCACGAGGCATGTTCTGCATGTTAGGGTCTGCCCCACTAAATCTACCTGTAGCAGTACGATGCTGTAATAATCTAACATGTAACTTACCATCGGGTTTTGTGTGTGTAGATATACCCTCTATAAAAGAGGATAGGTATGTATCTACAGCACTCAGTCTACTTACTTTAGATAAGAAGTCTACTGCATCCATCATACCTTTGGACTTAGCACTTGCTTGTAGCAAGGATAGATTATCTTTAGAAGTAGAGAAACCATTAGCACTTGCCCATTTAGATGATGGGGGTTTGAACTTTAGCCCTGCTATCTCTGTAGAATTAACCAAAGTATACCCAGCACCAGAACATGACCTGCAATAGTTTGGTTTAACAAAAGGTGTTCCATCTTTCTTTACCTTTCTTATATAGCCAGTGCCATTGCAATCTGTACAATGTTCTGCCTTAGTTTTATACATACGTCTTGTACCAACGGATACAAGATTAGCAAAGTCTTCATTGCTCATATAGGGTTCTATAGCATTACCCCAGAACTGTTTATCCATTACCTTGCGACTATATATTACCCAAGATAACTGCTCTGGACTGTTTAGATTAATAGGTGTATCACCCATCAGCTTTTGTACATGTTTCTGTAAACTATCTATAAGCTCACGTTTTTCTTGCTCATACTCTTGCCTAACTTCATCTAACTTAGATAAGTCAACAGCAAAACCACGTTGATACATACGTGCTAATGATACAGCTACCTCGTTTGTAAGGTCAACTGTAGGCATTAGACCTGCATCTGCTTTAGTATTTAATCTATACATTAACTTGTCTGCAAGTTGCTGTGTAGCATGTAGGTCAGCAGATAAGTATTGTGATAACACAGTATGATTCATATTGTATGTAGTACCGCCCTTACGCAGGTGTTCTTTCAAACTATCTTGTTTCTGTGTATCAAGTTCATACCGCATTGCACATGCTTCTAGTCCAAGAGAACCATTCTTTTGCCCACGTTGTAATACATACTCAGTAAGCATGGTATCAAACACAGGACCTGTGTATTTAAATCCTGATTCCCATAGCCATAGTAAGTCGTGTGAAGCATTGTGCATGATAAGCACTGTAGCTTTATCTAACCACTCTTGTACTATAATGTGTCCAAAGTCATCTGCTTCTACTTCTGCATGGTCAAACGTAACTAGACGTTCAACACCCATATCTGATAACATACCTATCATTGTTAATGAATTGTCTGGTTCAAAGGGGTCTAGGTGTAACTTACCATCTCTCTTTTGTCCTACATTTTCTACGTCAAGTGTTAGCTTCATCCTTCATACCTCGCTGTCAAATAGTCTAGGTTTGTATTAACCATACCATGCCAACCATTTAACTTGTTCTTAACAATATTAAGATGCCTAATAGGGCTATCCTCATCTTGTCCTTCTACACTAGCGGCTTTACCTATTAGTAACATAAGGTCAGCTTCAGCTGCCTTACCTGTACGTGAGCCTTGCATCATAGATTGATTAAGAGTAGTCCTGCCCTCTGCCTCTGCACTTAATTGTGACATATAAAATACAGCACAGTCATAAGTCTTGGCTATCTGTCTTGCATGTATAGCACATGCGGCAAGGGCTTGGTCTTC